GCATTTGCTTTAGCTTCTACGACATTTTCTTGAATAGTTAATTCTTGACCTACTAAATTAACCTCAACACCTGTTACAGCTTGGACATTTCCTTCCGTAGCTGTTAAATTAATTCCAGTTAAGTTAACATCAGCGTTCGCTGCAATTGAAACTGTTCCTATATTTAAATCAAGTTCATGCTCTCCACCTGAAATAATATTAACACTACCACCCGCTGCAACAGAGTAAGTACCAAATGTCCAACTTAACTGTTGTCCAGTTAAATTAACATTTACATCTGTAATAATATTTGGGGTATTTTCTTGAACAGTTAATTCTTGTCCAGTTAAATTAATGTTAGCAGTTCCGTTAGCTGTAACATTATTAAGATTAGAGGTAAGAGATTGGCCTGTTACATTAGCATCTATATCTATAGTTACTGTTGGATCACCGTCATTAGTAGTTAAATTAAAACCTGTAAGATCTACAGATACATTAATTTGTGCTAATCCCCAGGCACCTGTGCCCCAAGTATAATTACCATTCCATCCGGACATTTAAAACCTCCTTGTTAGCCAGAGATTCTTAATATAGCTGCTGATGTAGTGAATGCTGGAAAAACAATTGTAAAAGTTCCGTTCGTGCTAGTTTTATCTGTTGAAAAATCTAGCGCTGCAACAGCTGCATTTGTTGTAGCTGAAGAAGTATTATATATTAAAGCTCCTCTTGCAGTAATTGTTGCACCTGTAAATGATAGATCATTAAAATCAACAATCGCAACACCTGACGCAACAGAAGTGCTTGGATTTGGTTGTACCAATGCTCCACCACCTGAAGTGTATGTTCCACTATTTCCTACTTGTGCCGTAGTTGTAAAAGAAGTTGTTGCTGCGTTTAAAGTTGCTGAAGAAGTATAGAGAGCTAATTTAAATTTATCACCACCAAATTGAAACTCCATGTCTCCTTCTAGTAATTGTTTTTTAAATGTATTTGCAATTGCTTGTGTTATTGCCATAATTTTATCTCCTTATTTGCCTCCGACTCGAGGAACACCTGATTGATATTCATCTCGTCTTCGTCTTCCCATTTGTTCTACTGAGAAGCCTTCTAATACCTGTTTATACTTTCCTTCGTATAATTGCAAGAGATCATTAGGCCCTTTTAGAAAAGAAAATGCTTCAACTAAACATGCATATAAAAGTCCGTTGGGAAAATTTTGACTTATATATGTAGTTGTATTTGTACTAGATAATCCAGTAGGTTTCAAGATATAATTTAATTGAATTTTATAAGTAGCGTCTGGTACAGGAGCTAAAACAATAGTATTTTCATTCCACATACCATAATATTTAGGAACTCCTATAGCTGTAGTAGGACTATATTCAGACATAAAACTAGTATCTCTAAATTCTAAAAATTCTCTATTATCAGGTTGTGCACTTCCATCAGAGTCTACTATTTGAGCTGATCTAACGACTAATAAATCTGCTGGTGTATTTATAAATCTTTGGGAAACAAGTAAATTAGCCGTATCGTATCTTTTATTATTGTCAGAATCTACATCTCTAAGTATTCTAAATTCTGCATCATTAATAATACCATTGACAATGGTAGGCGTTAAAACATTTGCGTCTACTTCTGTATAATCTCTAATTTTTTGTACTAATTGATCGTATGTCATTATGCTTGTAGGTTAACAGGTCCTGCTGTACAACCATCTCCTCCTCCAATTACATTACCATTTGTCGCTGAACTAGTGCTTTGAAAGTAATAATAATTTGTAGTATCAGATACTATACCACTAGAATTTATTTTTCCAACTACAATACTAAAACCACTTGCACTACTAATATCTGTTACACCATCAATTACTGGCACATTATTAAAACCAGTTGCATCTGTTGCACCTCTAAATCTAATTGTATTTCCCGTTGATCTATCATGATTAGGAGAAAAAACATTTACATAAGTATTTCCAGAATACTTAATTGTTTCAAAAGGACTTGTTTGTAATAAAATTAAAACAGCAGGTTCAGTCCTTGCAGGTCTTGCAAATTGTAGACCTTGTGGATCAGCAACTGTTGGTTTTGGTTCTAACTGTGGTTGCTTTGGTTCATACTCTGAAACATGTACACGTGCACCATTCCATTCAACAACCATTTCTTTATATGGAAATGCCATTCCTGAACGGTCTGAAATAAATTGTGCGTATTTTCCTCTAGATAAATTTCCCATTATAATCCTTCATAATAGGTTCTTGGAGTTATAAATGTACTTGATGAAGAACCGTCTTCTTCAAGAGCTCTTTGTATTTCATCTTCATACAATAATTTTAATTCTTGTGTTCTTTGTGGTGAAAATTTTTGTGATAAATAATATGCAAGTCCTGATACCATACAAGGTACAAATCTATATGGTACATCAGCATTGTTTGAATAGGCTCCTGCATCCTGAATCCTGCTAACATAATAATAGTTAATAAAGTTTCCGGCTTCAGTGGATCCTGGAGTTAAATATAAAGTGATTGTTATTTTATCTATAAATCTTTGAACAAAATATTGTGTTGGTGTTCCTGTGTCAGTTTTAGATGACAAACCTTGGTAGTTTGATCTATTAATTTTAGTTAAAGAAAAATCAACATTATCTGAATTTCTATATACAGCTTCTAAAATATCATCAACACCAAAAACAGCAGTTGCATCTGGTGTAACACCTACCGGGACATCCCCAGTTGATCTAAACATTGTGTATTCTGATTTACCATCAACTAATGTAAGTGAATTATTTTTTACTTCCCAAAAATGAAGTCCTCTATTACCCCATTCTTGAAACATTATATTTAAAGAACGTCTTGCAGTTTTTATATCATTACCTGAATAATCAAATCTACCTATTCTTTCGTAGGCTTCAGTGATTATATCATCAATAAAAAAATTTGATTCAAAAGTTGTAGTTCCTGAAGTTGCCATTAAGTATTACTTCCTCCGCTGTGAAAAACTGTACAGCTAGTTATTTGTTCAGTTGTAAAGCCAACATAAACATCGTTTTTAAATAAAATTCCATCTCCTGGTACATCTACTTGATAAGAATCTGCAACACCCGGACTTCTAATTTTTAATTTAATAGTTCCTGATGCTCCACCATCTCTAATAACTAAATCACCAGAAGTTGCTGTGTTTGTATAATACACACCATAAACTCTAGTTCTACCACTTTGAACAGTAGTAGTTTCAGCTTCTGTAAAAGTACTAGCTACATCAACTGCCATGTGTTAAACCTTCCCCTGAAAATTTTTCAGTGAATAATGTATATGCAGTAACATTATCTGTATTTGATATAAATACACCATTTGGAAATACTAATCCATCTTCAGGCATATTCATAGTATAAACTTTTCCATCAGGAGTGTCTATATCTAATATACTATCTCCATTGTTATCACATAAAGTTAATCTTGCTGCACCTGTTCCATCTGGAGAAACAGATAAACCTCTTAATCTTACAGGTATGTCTACCGGTGTAGCAAAAGGTAACTGTTGAATTGAATCACCAGAACTTGCTGCTTGTGCAGTTGTTCCGTTTACGCCTCTTGTAACTGTTGTTAAACCTGGATAAGTTGTTGAATCAGTTTCGTTTGGTAAAAAACCTGTAACGCTTGAAGAAATTTCTAGCTGTGGTCCCCATATTAAAATTCCATCAGTTGTATTTCCTGCAAAAGAAAAAGTAGAAGAATCCGAACCTACACCAATTAAAATTCCGTCAACAACAACAGAACCTGGAGTTGTTAATGTTATAGCACATCTAAACCACCCATTACCTGCATCTTGTATAGCTGCACTTACTCCCGATACAGTTGATGCTACCGTTCCAGAATTTAAATCAAAATATGCAGTGGTATTTTGAGGAACGTTAGACCCTTGTCCAACAGTTAAAGATAGACCTGTGTAACCATTTTGTTTTCCATAAACACTGAAAGTATATTCAGTGCTTGAAGCTAATCCCGCAGGGTTTTGATCAATTCTATGAGTGTTGTTATCTACAGTAGGAACTATTGAAACTGCTGTATTTGTTCCATCTGGTGCTGTTCCAGCGCTTGAGGTTTTTGTAGCTCTTCTTAAAGGCCATGAACTAGCAAAACCAGTTTGTTTTAATTTTTGTATAGTAATTGTATCAAAACTCACAACCTCATTAGTTGATTCAATCTCCGCAACAACACTAGTTGAAAAGTTAGTGGTACTGGCAACAGGAATATAATTCTGTGTTGCGTTAATATTTTCTGATAGCGTAGTATCTACACTTAGAAGTGTAGACCTTGTTGCTTGAGAATCAACTGAAGCCATTTAATCCTCTAACTTGTTAAACCTGGTCCAGAATACTTATCTGTAAATAATGTGTAAGCAGTTACATTTGTTTTTGTTTTACAAAAAATTCCTTTTGGAAATAAAATTCCATCTTCAGGAAAATTCAATGTAAAGACATCTCCTGTTGGAACATCCGCAAATAATAATGTATCACCACTATTAGAAGTAGTTGTAAGTTCTAAAACACCTGCACCGCCACCATTTGATGCTATTGAAATAGCTCTTAATCTTATAGGCTGTGAAACAATTGCTGCCGCACCTGCTGCCGCTGAAGATCTTGTAGCTTGTATATCACCTTTTGATGCCATAATTTTCTCCTTAAAAATTTTGAGTGTGGGCCGAAGCCCACACTAATTATTTATTACGTGTCGCTAAATGGAGTAACAATAGTTCCTGAGCCTAAGATCAAAGTATTGTGTACCAAGTATTGAGCTGTTTCTAAAGCAGTAACTTGAATCACAGATCCAACAATACCACCAGTAGTAGTTCCATTCATAGATAAAACATCATTTGCTGCAGCTGGAAAGAAAGCTTTTTTAGCTCCATCATCAACTGCAATCATAGCTGCACCTGTAAACTTATCAGTTCCATCAGTTATGATTTGTACATCTGTTGCTACAGTGTCTATGTAAAAATAAAAACTTGCACCAATGTTATTTGGGTTATTATAATCAGTATCTCCTGCAGTTACTCCATTAGCATTGCTGTTAATAGTTGGTAACTTGTAAATACCGTCTGCGTCTTGAGAAATTAACAATCTTCCTGCATGGTCATTAACTGTCAAATTTAATGTATTTGCAGCTAAACCAGTTGAGTTAATTGCTTTTGCTGATCCAGGTCCAAAAGTTATAAAGCCATTTTTAGAAATGACCGGTCCTGAAAAGGTTGTATTTGCCATGATTATTCTCCTAGTTAAATTCTACATAGTCTCTAGGCCGTCGACTATACTGCGTCTATGCAGAATATTTATTTATGTATAGTGATTATTTTATATATGAATTTTTTAAAAAGTGCAAGAAATCCCTAGGAATAAAGTCACTTTCTAAAATGTCTAAGTTCTAACTAACCAGCAAAAAGATGAACTTCTCCATCTTTAGGATTATTATGAACTTTTGCTTCTTGTTCTCTGATGATGGATCTAATTACTCTTTTGATTTCATCACCGATCACAGACATTTCTGGTGTTATTTGTCCTCTGTTCTCAAGAAACAACTCATTCCATTTAGACTCGAGTTTCAGTTTCTTTGCGAACAATACCATGTTGTCCTGAGCCATTTGTAACCTCCTCATAGGTTATATAAAAATCATTTCCAGTGCTTGTAAACTGTAAATCATTTTTTTCCCATTTTATATCAGATTTTCCTAAAAAGTCAATAATGGGTTTATTTAGCTCATCCGCATTATTTATCTCTTTATCACTTTCTATTTCAAATTCAGTTTGTAAATGTTTGGTAAAGATTTTTACTAAGTATTTATATTGAGTCATTTTTTCTTTCTATATTTTAAATGAGGCGGGATTGTGTCCCGCCTCAAATAATTAATTATTAAGCACCTGGTGATGCAAAAATACCTCTAAAGTCAGATACACCAAATGAGTATCTTTCTCTAGCTTTGTATCTTACGTTACCAGTATCGAAGTCACCTTCCATAGCAGTTTTGATAGCTGCTCTTTCAAAGTACTTCATACCGTTAGGTACATCAGTGATAATGAAAAATGCATCTGGATCAGTTAAGAAATTGTTCACTCTGTAACCTTGAGGAACCATTCCCATAGAAACGATTGCGTTAATGTCATTATCAGCAGTACCAACTCTACCTTGAGATTTCATCAATCTCTCAGCAGTGAACTGAAGTTCAGAAGGTACAATCATTTTAACACCTCTTGCTGCGATTTTTAGACCTCTTTCGTCTGTCATCGCATTGATGTCAATCAATGATTGCTCTAATGAAGTTTCGTTCAAGTCGGCAGCAACCGCTAATGTGTTTGATACAGTACCACCAATTGTTGGGTGAGTAGCTGAAAACAACGGTGAGTTATCACCTGATGTAAATGTACCAAAACCATTAATTAATGGTTGTACTGATTTAACTTGTTTTGTGTTCGCCATAGATCTAGCTAACGCTTTAGTATATCTACTTCCAAGTCTGTCGTATAGGTTATCTTCAACCGCTTCTTCAGTGATTGAAAATGCTAAAGCTACAGTCTCGTGAGTGTACCTAGCAGTGAAAGTTTCTTGTGCGTTGTCAAAAACAACTCCACTTCCTTCTGCTTTAGTCTGTGCTTGAGCAAAACCTGATAACATAACTTCTTCTTCGAACGCTCTGTCCGATGATTCAGTAGCATATATTTCAGCATGCTGATTTTCATAACGTTTGTATTCCAGACCGAATAATGCATTCAAACCTGGCTCTAGTTCTTTAACTAGTTGTCCTCTTGATATCGCCATAATTTATCTCCTATTCGATTAGATACCGTTAACAGAATTTAGAGTATGCTCATTGATATTAACAACAACGTTAACATTGGCAGAGCCAGTGTCGTTATTGCTAGGATCTTTTGATATACCTAAAATTCTTAATTGTGCAGCTGAACCAGTTGCCATAGTTCCTGATATTTCAGCTTTTGATACGTAGTTTGCAGAATCCCCAGCAGTATATGCAATATCTGCTACTAAGAATATATCTGCACCAGTAACTGATCCAGCAGATTGTATTTCAAATCTTTCATAAGGATCGTCTGATACAAATCCAATTGCATCACTAGCAGTGTTGCCAGCTAAGAAATGGTTTGCAAACGTAGGTTTACTTGTATTTACATCAGTGTAGAAAACACCATTAAGTGAACCCATCAATAAATCACCTGCTGCTGCTACAGTTATACCACCATCGGCCACTGCTTTAACAGGGTCCTGAAAGTATATTGTAGAAGTAGTAGTGTTTATATCGTATTCACTTAAACCTTGGTTGTCTCTATTCTGACCAACTTTTCCAATTGCTCTCAATCCGAAAGCACTGTCTTTATTTGCCATATTTATTTTCTCCTTGTGTACCTGTCCCTAAGGACCTCCAGTACGGTTTAAGTTAATTTGGGGTTCATGAATTCCTAATTAGGATTTCTTTGAGCCACCAAAAGTTACACGAGTTTGTCTATCAATGTTGATAGGCATACTTGGGTGCTGTTCCTTCATTAAATCGTTATCAACTGCTTCAACGTTATCTGCTGCTTGCTTAGTGTAGTAGTCAGTACGTTGTTTTGCGATTTCTTCCGGTACCCTTGCCAGCACAAGGCCGCCAACTCCGATCACTCCCTTATATTTGCCATCTTCTACTTGTGGATAATCAGAATCTGGATATTCATCAGATCTAACTAATTCATATCCTGATCTTATTCTTCCAGCGACATTCTTAGTGTCATGAAATCCTAAGGTTTCT